ATTTCCACTTGTGCGCGAGTAATTTGCTCTGGGGTAAAGTGCAGACCTTCTCGAAGGGCTGTAGAGATTGCAATCCCGTTTGTCACCAAGGTAGCGAAAGCGGCTGTCTTCTCTGTGAGCGTATAGGTTTGCAGCGGACCCCAAATAGGCTCAAGCTTATTGATATCGGCGCGTTCTTTTTCCCCGTTCAGCTCTAGTAGTAGTGACACATGTCGTTTCCAGGCTGGGGCAAACCGCTTTCGGCGATCTTCCACCTTGGCGGTGGAGTTTTCCCGCGCTGCGTCGGCCCCCGCAGAGGACTGATTCAGGCTGTCCGAGAAGTAAGACATTGGGGTGTACGTCAACGACGCTAGGTCTTGAACGTCCTGCTTGGCTGCTTGTAAGAACTCTTGGAAACTTGTTTGCGCTGACTCCTGGAAATTGCTTTCCTTCGGAAGCATCCAGTTAATACCGATACCGTTTTTGAAAACGTTATCGTAATCAATAGGTCGGCCTTCTCGGTCAAACTCTTTAAAGTTGCCAATGAAGACTCGTTGACGGAAGGCTTGCATGGTAGCAATAAGTAGCCGGTGCGCCACCATATGGTTAATGCGGTCAATAAGTGAGGTGTGTTCCTCGAACTCAGCTCTCGCATCTTTGTTTTTGAGTACGGTCACTGGGATTCGAGAGACTTCTATCGGATCGTATTCTTTCCACCAAGTCCAGCCTTGGGAAACTAACCGATTATATGGAATCTCGGTATCATAAGCCGTGATGCATTCGTGATCTTTCTTGGCTGCGCGAGCACGGGCTTCTTCAATAGATAAAGTGGGGGTGACAGAGGTGATCTCTTTCACAGCCACTGCCATATATACACCACCAGCTGCTTCACCTGTAGCTGGATCAATCTCGCCACGGATAAAAAGATTCAGTACGTCTCGCTGGAGTGCACGGTCACGATACATCACCACCGCTGCAATCGGTTCCCCGTAGGGGTCACGCATCACCGCTGCGTTGGTTGGCGGAAATACCTTCTGCCGTTTCGTGCGTGGGTCTACGTAAAGGTAGCTTTGCCGATAACCGCATGCAAGCGCCATGGCTTCTTGGGCTTGGATACCCATCTCATCCCGGTCAAACAGCTGTGCGATTACCTCGTCGCCGTTCTCGTCTGAAGCTGCTGCTGAACGAAAACCTAAAATACCTAAACGGTCAGTGGTAGCCGAAACAATAAGCTTAGCCCAGTTCGTTTGAGCCATCGCCTTCAAGATTGGTAAGCCTTCTACCTGGTTCGTTTCCGGGGTAGAAAAATGATCGAGGAGATTAGCCCCAGTGAGATAGTCTTGGTTTCGCTCAATGTATGTCGTTCGGCTTGCTATTTCACTAAGTAATGAGCTAGCGAAGAAATCTGGGGTATTTCGATCGTCTGTCTTCTTGATTGATTCGCCATATGTAATTCGATATTTCACGTATTAACCGCCTAATCGGATTGGTACTTGTAGGAAATCGGTTTCGATCTCTGCTGCTCCCTTCGCTAACGCTTGTAACCGAGCTTCCCACGAGAGCACAGCTGCCATTGCTGCGTCGTATTTGAGTTCTCGCTTAATTTTGGTTAGCCGCCATTTCTGGTTGTTTTCGTCATCGTATTGGTTGAGAAGGTTTTTCCCTGCATTGCCGATGTGTCGTTCAAGATCAGGGTTGCCGGTATGAGCTACGTCACCTGAGTCTATAGCTTCCTTGTATGAACGAAGTGCGTAATACATAGGATTTGTTTTATTAGTATACCAAAAGATAACTTTCTTTTCCCAACGTCCAGCCCAGGCAGATAATTGCTCTTGCCAATAAGGCGGATCAGCAAACATCCAATAAACCTCAAAGTCCTCAAATAGCGCCTCAATGGTCGCTTCAACCTCAGATACCGGAACTTCCCAATTCTTAGAAGCTGGATCGTCCTTGGGTGGACGCTCCCAAAGACCAGCAAGCTGCTGAACACCCGTGTTGATATCGGTGATAACAATTGCCGTTGAGTCTTGGGTTTTAGCACCATCAAAACCAATGGTGATAAGTGAGCCGTGCGGAATCCGCAAATCTGGGTCCCCAAGATCAGCAAATTTCTTCCGGTCGAACGCATACATTGAGCTTGCAACCCAGCGGTTACACCAAACCCGTTCAAGGCGTGAGCGATCCGCACCTTCCTCATCCCAGAGTTTCGCTGTGGCCAGGAGGTCTCGCCACGTGGCAGGGCCTGCGGCCTCGCGCAAGGCCTTTAACCGCTGCGCGATGGTATCAAACTTCGCTAGCTCATCTGAGGTTTGCCGATGATAGAAGAAGGTGGTGCAGTCGTCAATCTTGAGATGTTTTTTGTTTGCGTTTTTGACACCTTCCTCAAACTCGCTTTTCGCAATTGAGTCTTCAGAAGGATGACCCGCAGTGGTGATTGACAGCTTCCAAGTGCCGAACATGCCTAGCTTCGGGAGGCCGTGCACCACCGTTGAGTACGCCTTACGGTTCTGCTCAGAGGTAAACATATGGGTCTCGTCAAACACCACAAAGGTAGGTTTGAGACCTTCGGCGCTTCTTGAAGTTGCGGCTAGCGGAAGCGCTTTCGAGTTCACTTCACCTTGTACCATGATTCGCTCTTGGGTCACGTCAAACCAGTCTGCGTCTGGTATTTCTTTAGCTATCTCCATGGCCACGCCATAGCCAAGATCGAAAAGCAGCTCTTTGGTTGGTGCGAAGAATGGGATATAGGGGGATTGTACTGGAACGCCGGGGGCTAATCCGCCTGGCATAGAGGGGTCATAGCCGTTAAAACGGACCGGTGCCTCGGGGTGCAGCTCACAAAGAGCGATGATCGCCCCCAACTCAGTTTTTGCGCAACCCTTCGGGACGGCGACGTTTACTGAATAAAAATGCCTACGTCCTGACATATCAATGTATTCATCTTCGTATCTGGACTTGTGTCCTTCTGGAAAGTATTCGTAGGCACGCATGAGGATGTATCGGAAGTCTTCTCGTACTTTGTATGGTTGGCCTTGTAACGGGCCTGGCCCGAATACGAAATGGCTTTCAATAAAGTCAATGACTTGTGGGCCTAAAGTTGGCCAAATGTCCAGCGTCCCATCTGGCTTTCTCGCTGGTTTTGGGGAGATGATTTCCATGACTACACCTCAAAGCCTTGCTGTCGCATCCTCCGTCGCTTCCGTGCACGTGCCGATACTGAGAAGTCATTTGGGTCAGTCGGTGCAAACCGCTGATTAAAAGCGGTGGTTTTTTGTACATGGTGCTCAAAACAAAGCAGCTGCAAGTTATCTAGCCGATTTGCCAAATACTTTTCATGGGGCTGGAACTCGCTCAGTTCTATAATGTGGTCAACTTCTGTTCCTGGTTTTCCGCAGATTGCGCACTTGCCGTCATAGAGTTCTCGGACTCGCTTACGGATAGAATCGGTGGTGTGGGATTCTTTTTTCCGCAGGGGATGCTCGGCACACCGAGTGGTGCCAGGAAGCGCTAGATTATGGCAGGAATGATACACTGGGGTTTCTGATTCCCAGGAACAGAAGGTGACTTTTGGCAAATTAAGCCATCCGTCCTGCGGTTTTACGACGGCTTGGTGCTTTCTTTGACCGGTAGGTCTTGTTCTTGAGTTGGCGTGCTACCGCATTCTTTGGTGCGAAGTCGTGCCCCCACTTGGAACCGGCCTTGCCTTTGCCTTTTTTGTTTTTGTTGAGAGGCTTGTTGCCCCGGCCTGCTTTTGCCACAAATATTTCCTTTACTTTCGATTAATTAAACTTATTATAACATATGTAGTTTAACCAACCTTAGTTTATTATGGCAAGAAAAATAGGCCCCAGTTTTGAGGCCTACAACAGCTATTTATTCAGCTAGGCGTTCAACAGATTCAACCCATTGATTCACCAGGTCTTTGAAATCAGGTGGGACAAAACCCTCGCCTTTGACGAACTTGCCGGTTTCCGGGTCGGTTTTTCCGCCTTTGAACTTGGTGCGGTTCGATTCGCAAACTCGTTCAAGAACTTCTGAAAGATCGTAACCCGTATGGGTTTTCACCGCCAAGCCTAGCAAGGTGAAAAGGACATCACCGAAGGCGTCATAGAGATCTGTGAGTACCTTTGCTCGGTATTCTTGATCCAGCGCAAACTTGGGTTTCGCCATAAGGTCTACTGCTTCTTTGAGTTCGCCTACTTCTTCGAGGAAGAAGTTGAGTGCTGGACGAAGCAAGGCTTCCCGGTCACCGTCTACATGAAAGAGCACTTTCATGTGGTCTGAAATGTTTGGCGGGATTTGTCCAACCTGCATGTTCCAGTGACTTACTTCGTTGACGAAATCGTCAAAAGCCCAGTTTTGTGATGCCTTATACGTGGTTGGCGCTTTAGGGTCCGCGCTTAGGCCTGCGGATTCAAGAACCTTGCCGAACACCGCTCGGTCAAGAACGTAGAGTTCTTCGGCAATGAGTGCGATCACTGATCGGAACTCCGCATCTACTCCCGCGTCGGAACGCTTCTGGATGATTTCTGACCAGGTTCGGAAATTGCCAGTTACCACAATTGATGTTGCGGTAGCATTCGGCAATACACACCGGGCTGCTTCCGCCGCTTGTTTTTTAGAAGCCTCTGGATGATAACGCATCACCATGTCGAAAAGCTTATTATACAGGTATAAGCTTTCATTGGCGAAGCACTCTAGCTTTGCTTCCATTGATGCTTTAGGTGAAAGTTCAGGATCACCACTTGCGTTAGTGGTTGGGATATCTTGCAAAGCCGGAGGGAGAACCATCCCCAACCCTTTATCTGGGGATACGAACCGCTGGGAAAGCACGCTGAAAGACAGGTGGCGGTGACGAGTAAGTTCTGCTAAGAAAGAACGGCTCACACCTTGAAGAAGAAACGTTGCTGAAGCGTGCTCCATGATGGAGTAATGCTGCTTCTCATGGATCGTCTTCTCCACATACTTCGTTGGAGTGTTGGTTTCTTCGTTTGGACGATCCCAGGACTGGTAACAATTGCGTCCCGCAAACTCGATGAGACGGGTTGAGTCTGGGTCACCTGGTTCAGGGGGTAGCACGGGACCAAACAGGTAGTTGAACTCTGGATTGAGCCGGGTGAAAGCAAGGAGTGTGACTTGCGGAATTTGGGAAATTCGTACAACCATTTATAGCACCTTTTCCGCTGCGTAGTCGTAGGAGAAATCGCCTTGGTTGTTTCGTGCTAATTCACGTCGGCGTTGCTCAACGTAAATATCGTTCTTGTTCCAGAATGCTTCCATGAACATTGCGCGCAGGATAGAGAGTTGTTGGCGCTTTTCTTCAGGGACCGACTTGGAGTCTACGAGGAAATATTTGGGCAGGCCTGGGGTGTACTGAATTTCTTCCTTTGGCTTATCCTGAATGAAGGATGCGATTTCAAGATCCCGCTGATCTACAATTTCGTCGTACTGGTCGCGGAGGTTTTGAAGTTCCTCATCGGTGTATTCTTTGAGTTTTTTAGCCATGATTCTTCCTTTCTAGAAGAGGGGTTCTGGGGTTAATTCTACCTGGTTCAGGTGATGAAGTCCTAATACTTCACGGAGGAAACAGATTCCTTCTGGTTTCACAAAAGTAGTTCGAGTGGCAACCCGTTTTTCAGTCCGTGGGTCAATGCGGTAGCCTTGTTTGACCTCGAAGTATTTCATGTACCGCTGGTATGGGGTGTTGTAGTCTTGCCCTCGGGAAATGAAGATGCCGTTGTGTCGGAGTTGGGCAAAGAGGCTATTTCGTCCGGTCCCCAAGATCTTTGCGGCCTCTGCCATGGTGTAGAGGCCTTCGGAGTTACAAAGTGCGTCGAACGCTTCCGCTTTGGGTTGCAACACTTTGTTTTCTGCTTCTAGGGCTAGCCGTTCTTTTTCAGCTGTAATAGCTAGCTCTAGGATTTCTAGCCGGGACATATCGCTTTGTGGCTTGGTCTGGGCCTGCTCTGCCCGAAGCTTACGTTGCAATTGCTTCTCAGCTTCGATGAAGTATCGGCGGGCTTGCTTCCCTAGTTCTGAGCGTTGAATCATAGCAATTTCCTTTGCCATGTCCAGACTCACAATGTGGTTGAGTCGAGCTTGTGTTGGCATTCCCGCAGGTGGCGTCGGATACTCATTTTTGAGTAAGTAGTCCATGTTTTCTTCAAAGCCGTAGGCAACCATCCGAGGGAACCAATCATTATAACGAGCTCCTATTTGTAGGAACTTGTGAAGGTCCCGTCCCATCACGGCTTGCACAGAATCTTTCATCTGCACGATGGGAAGCAGGTACTTGATGAGATCAGACATTTTTTGACTCCTTTGGGTTGTCTGATTGGGTGGACAATGTGTCTGGTTATCATTATAGCAAAAACACCCAGATCGTAAAGACCTAGGTGTTTCTACATGACAATAATTTGAATGAGCCGATCTGTTCTATGGGAGAGAACCAAGAGCCACCGGAAGTCCAGAAAAAGCCAGAGGCCGGGGCTCTTGATCGGTTAACTCATATGATAGCAAGAAACCCTTAAAAAGACAAAACCCCTGGTTATATCGAACGGTCATTTTTGACCGCATAGAAAATCCCCCGGGGGGAGTCAAAGAAAGCCCCGGGGGATCACCCAATCAATCACTCAATCCCTACTAAGAGAGACCTTGCGCTGTCGCTAGCGCAAGACCTATTATATCACGATCCTTCTTGCAGCACAAGAATTGTTCGCTGAAGTAAGGCAATCATGGATTTGGTATCACCCATGTTGTAAGATTCAATCGCAAGATCAAAGCGCCTATCTTTGGCTTCTTCTACGTCTGGGCCTGTTTTATCACGAAGAATAATGAGGACTCCACCAAATACTTCTTTGTCTAAATCGGCGCCTGGCCAATGCTCTTCCTGCACTCGCTTTACTGCTTCTGCGCAAGCGGAATCCTTAGTAATGTAGGTTTCATTTGAAATATGCTTGGTCATGATAGGTCGCCTTCAACTTTCTGCATTTCTAGCTCAATAAGTCCATCTCGCAGATCTTCATACTTGTGATATCGGTCTTGAAGCTCTTGCATAAGATCATCAAAATCACTTTCAGAGACCATCGCATCAACAAAGGAATACACCCATTCCGAGGGGTATTCCACCAGGTACTGGATGACTTCTTCAACAAGGATTGTCGGAGTGACGTTTTCCGCTAGACCAGGGAAGACAGGGAGTACTCTTTCCATGTAAAAGCTCCGCAGTACCGCTTTTTGGGACTCGAACTGTTCCCAAAGTTGACTGATATCCTGCTCACTTAAGGTCTCTTCTTCATCCTGGTAGGACTTCGTGATTCTTTCTGGAAGCTTTTGAATTTCCCAGTTGATAAGCTCTTGAAGGGTGTCTTTCGCTTCAAAGAGTTTGTTGATGCGCTCCGTGTCTTCGGTTTGTTCCTCTAGGGAAAGATAGAGCCGAATGAGCTCTTCGTCGCTTGGTTGGTTATGCATGTTAGTCACATTCTCCCTCGTCGTTATCGCTTTCTTCAAAGACGTCCTCGAAGAAGTCTTCCCAATATTCATCGCTGCAAGGATGATTGGACATGAAAGAAGATTTTCTCCGACTCTTTGAAGAGTTATTAAATTGTGTCCTTGTCCTGCGTCGATTACGCATTGTTATATCCTTCCTTTCTTGGTTGCTTCTTTAAATGCTTCTTTAAATGCTTCTATGCGAGCTAGAATTTCTCTTTGCCGTTGCCATTCTGGGGAATCCCTGAGTTTAAGTATGTCTTCTATATCAAGAGATTTTGCCCTTGATATAGGGACTATTTGCTTATGGTTCATTACCGTCCGGTTTTTGTCCTAATAACAACGCCTCTTTAAATGCTTCCAGGCGAATTTGACCCTCTTCCTGTTCCCGTCGTTCGTTATACTCTTGGATCTCAAGTATTTCTTCTAGGGTAAGGACTTTTCTTTGAGTTGGCTTCCTAATTGGTTTACGGCTCATCTTGTTCAAATTCTTCTAGGTAGTCAGACATTGAAATCACTTTTTTGTTGACAGCCTCAATATTGTCCTTCTGACAATCGTGCGCTAGGCAAAGGTAAGAAGCAGCATCGAGACTATCATCAATAAGGCTCTCTGGGTATTCCTCATAGACATTGCCGAGGAAATCCGGGTCTGGGTCAACGCATTGACTAAAGTCAGTGTTGGCAATCACCCGGGCGATTTTGAAAAGCGCCATCATGCGCGCCACGTCCTCGGGAAGCAGCGTAATATCGGTGTCTTCCCGAGTTGAAAGGTACGCGGACCACTGCCTCGCAATCGCGGGGAAAGTTTTGTCGCTGTAAGAGTCCCCCCGCTCCTGAAGGATTTGTTGAATTTCCGAGGCTGCGTCCATGATATGTCCTTTCTATTTCGCTTGGTTTGATTCTAGCATAGTAAGGAATTTATCTGTGTGTTCACAAATAGTTGTTGTCATGTCCTCAATTTCGGCTTCTGAAGCGCAAATATCCACGTCAGCCACGTGAGTAATATCTGTGTAGCCTTGTGCCTCTAAAATCTTTTGAGTATCTTTCACGGCTGCGCAAAAATCCCGGCCAAACGTAAGATTCCCAACACCAATAATGAATTGGGGAGTGTCCCGCAGAATGCATTTTTCGGCTTGTAAAAATTCTTTGAGCGGTTGAGGAATCATGGCGTCTTTTACTCGCCTTCCGGTCGCTGGGTCGTCAACGAACCGTCCGTAGCTGGGAACCAACCACACCACAGAGGAATACATGCGTTTCCCACGGAACTGTCCCGAATCCATGTCAAGGGATGCGTACTGCTGTATAATTTCAAGCTTGATTCGACCCACTATCTTAAGGTGTCCCCTTACGCCTTCTTTGAGGGTGTTGGTGAGGCAAATTCCTTCAAACTTAGGAGCACTTTTAGGGTTCCTTAGCCATAAAGTTTCCCGTAGCTTATCAAAGACTTTTTGAGTGTTACCGGAAAGACTGTAGGCAACAAGCAGATAGTTCATCCAGGGTTCAGGTTGGTTATTCGGCATCAAGGTTTTCCTTTTCAGTTACTAGGCCTAGTTTGAGTTTTTGAATCATTTCTTTTGCCAACTCCTGATCCTCTTCTGACAAGGTGGTGATTCGCTCTTCCAGGTCCCGTACCGCTCGGAGGGAGTCAATAGTGATTCGGCTACAGGCAAAGGGGAAATGATTGGTTTTGAACAACTCAATAAGGGTGTTTCCCGCTTCTTGGTATTGTCGCTTGTCTTCTTGGGTGAAAAGTAACTCTGGTCCGTAGAGGGCCGGAACGAGTGCTTCACGGAGCTGGTCTGCGTCAAAGATTTTCTCTAGGGGGAGGATGATTTGAATCTTTCCTGACTCAAGAAGTTTCTCCGCTAGTTCTTTTTTAACTCGCTTTACGGACTCTGGGTTGGGGAACTCAAAAGTTTCTTGCCTGATTGCTGCGAGTAGCGCTAGGGAGTCTTCATCTAGTTGGATTTCTAGCTTCACGTATTTTCCTTTCTGTGTCGTGACTCAATTATATATGACAGGGGAGGGCTTCAAGGTTTTGAGTCAAGATATCTTTGTCACACGTTAAAGCAAAACAAAAACGAAAAATTATGCAGAAAAACTTGAGTTAGTTGAGTTTTTGAGTTAACGGTGTTCAAAACATACTTTGATCTGCGGTTATCCTCAACTCAAATTCAACTCAAAAGTTGAGTTGGGGTTTTGAGTCGGGAAAAGTTGAGTTGGAGACGTTTAAACACAAAGAAACTCAAAAATTTACCCAAAAAAGTTGAGTTGAGTTGAGTTTTTGAGTTGAGTCAATAAAAACCCATTCTGACCTGCATAAACCAGTAACTCAACTTTAACTCAAAAACTGAGTTGAGTTGAGTCAGGCGAAAAATTGAGTTGGAATTTAAAGCAGAAAAAATCGAAAAATTTGTACAAAAAAGTTGAGTTATTTGAGTTAATCTGAGTTTACCCCCTCTGACCTGCGGAAACACTAACTCAAAACTCAACTCAAAAACTGAGTTGGAAATTGAGTTGAAGATTTTCCGGGTTTCGGACTTCCGTTGAGCCGCCGGTGAGGCAAAGAAGAGACCGCAACCCACCGACTACGGCGCTGAAACAGGGTCTCAACTCAAATTCTAACTCAGTTTTCGCAAAAACAGCAAGGCTCTGACCTGCATAAATGCTCAACTCAAATTCTAACTCAAAAAATTGAGTTGGCCTTTCCGCAGGTCAGGATAGGTTTTTAGGGGCTAACTCAAAAACTCAACTTTTTTGTCGATATTTTATAACTAATAACGCTTTAACGCTTATTGGTTGTGCACTAGTGTATTTTTCTCTATACGCATTATTTTACAATTTAAATTGAGTTATTGAGTTAGAGTAGTAAAAAGGGTATATGACCTGGGAAAACAGTAACTCAAATTCAACTCAGTTTTTTGTTTTCCCACGTCAGAATTTGAGTTGAAACTGAGTTAGCAGGTCAGAGGCTATTTTTGAAGCTGGAAAATCCCGGAAAATAGGGAACTCAACTCAAAAAGTTGAGTTAGGCAGAAAAAGACGCCTTGACTAAACCGAAAGCGGCTGGTCAAGGCGCGTGCTCAAATTTGAGCGGCTGGGTTCAGGAATATTGGTTGTACAGATCCTGCTGTTGCTTCTCCCATTCCTTAGCGAAGGAACGATCGTTTGTGGCGGCTGCACGGAGCTGCTCACTGCGCTGCACAGCGGTGTTGCCTTGAGCGATAGTCCAGCGGAGCTTCACCCGTGCCTCAGGCGTGAGACCAAACTGCTTGATTCCATCCATCCAAAGCTTTTGGAAGCGGGCTCGGTCGGCGGCTTTATACATTGGGTTCAGGGATTCCTGGAGGTCTCCAGCGAGGATAACGAGGGTGTGATAATCAGCGGCTGTCCATTCGCTCACCATCGGAGAGGTCCAGATTTCTTCCCACCAGCGGAGGACTACTGGAGACCATTTGGTCTCGTCAGCTCCGATGAGATCAGCGGGGAAACCCACAACTTCGCTAGCAGGCGGGAGTTCTGGTAAGGTGGCTAGCAGCTCCTCTCGCGGCCTTTGTGATAGCATGGTGGTAGCTGCCTTGGCACCCTTTTTTGAGGGGCCACCGGGCTTCCTGGGGGGTCCTGGCATGGCGATACGGGCCTTTCTTTGGTCAAATTAGGGGGACATGGACATTTTACCCCAATCCCGCGCAGAGCGTGATGTGCAGCACGCGCCCGGCTCGCCTCCAGAAAGGGGGGAGGGGGTACCCCCGGGTGGGGTGGAACGGGGGTAATTTACGGGGGTAGCCAGTTCGTTTCCCCTGGTGAGTCGCAATATATATACCGCAAATCGGGCATGGGTGGGGGTATCTAAGTGGGTTTCTTTGGTTGCATGAGGTCATCAGACCACCTGTTTTTACCGGAAAAACCCGGTTTTTTGCTTGTTTTATCAGCTTCTCTTAAGTCTTGCATGGATTTTGCATGCTATAGGTCAATCTTTTTGACGTCTATAGCATCAACCAAAAGTTTGATTGTAGCAATGGGTGTGCCTGGTTTTCCCTATCAAAGCCGTTTCTTAGGCTAGGCTACGCTCACGTATGGGTGCATGCAATGAGTATGGCAATTGAACTATAGGATTGTCTATAGGTGCCGATAGGCATACCGCATCAAAAGGATTGCCTATCTATCACATAGGCAAGTGTATATAAAGCCGAATATAATAAGTTGCAATCGTTTATATAGGCCATGCCTCAATATACCCGGCTAGCCCCCTAGCCGGGTGCCATGCCACCCCCTAGGCATGCAGCATGGCATGCCTAGCAGGCATGTGCTAGCGCTATGCTGTGAGCTGCTGATCTAGGCTACTCAAAAGCGCATAGCCTAGCAGGCTTATAGACACGCGAACTCGAAGCCATATAGCCAATCATACCAGCGAGATACTAAGCCACTGTATCGAGCTGCTAGGCTATCTATATCGCATATCACCTGGTGAGTAGATAGTGATATGTGGTGTGGTGCCAGTGGATACCCCTATGATAGCAATGGTACTAATAGGCTATATGTGTGGTGCGCTATCAGTATGCCATATGGCATACCCCTAGGCATAGCAAAGACCCTACCTATAGTAGGTACCTATATAGATACCCCTATAGATAGGGTCTGTATATGATACCCCCTATAGCAGGGGGTATAGGGTAGGCCTATATAATAGATAGGCTAAAGCAGGCTAGTGATACTCAAACATATTTTCGATACCGTCGATCAGCAGGGGGCTGCTCATATCATCAAGCCAATAGTTTTGGGCGCGGAAATATTGGTAAAAATCCACCCAGTTTTCCCACCAAAACAATTGGTCTAAAGGCACCCAATGGGCGGTATGGTGGATATCGAATCCAAATCCGGGGCGATACCAATCAATGCGTTTTTGTGCCATAGCACCAGCTAAAAACTGGTTTATGTCGTGCTCATACTCAACCCACCAACGAACGCGACCAAATTCGGGGTGGGTAAATTCCCCCTCAAAACCATCTTCAAAATCGCCTTGTTTTTGGGCGAAAAACGAAGCGTTTTCAACCCCCACTAGTGCGTCGATGATGTACGATGAGTGAATACATGACTCGAATTTTTGTTCGAGAAAGTTCTGCTCATCAGCTGGGAGGGGTCGCAAAATCGGTGCCATATGCTGGTCCCATAGGCGTCGCCAATCTCGCGGGGTGCGATAGATAGGGTCATTAATGAACGCCTGTAGCAGCGAATAATAGGCTGCGCGAATATCCAAAATCGCGTTATGTGGCGTCATATAGCAGGTGAAAAAATCAGGTAGCACCAGGTCAGCGTAGGTTTTCAGCTGATTTTCGAGTGAGTGGGGCGTTATCGGTCGCCAAAAATCGCGTGAAAAGGTGTCGGGGTGTCGATAGGTTCCCATAGGGATATCCTTTCAATAGGTGTGAGTGATAGAGAGTAGGGGCCTATCAGTGTGCGTAAGGTTGATAGGATAGGCCCCTCCCCCTACCACTCCCTAGCGGAGTGATAGGTTTTGCCTAAAATTCGTTCAGTTTGTTAGGAAAAACTGTCCGGGTGCGCAAGTCGTGTTTCAGCTGCTTGAGTACCATTTTTTCGACTTTTTCGATCATTTCAGGTACAGTCAGAATCCATCGTAAATGCCAATCGAGAGTTCCATTGATAACGCTTACGCTATCAATCCGCACACCTTGGCTGGTGTAATGCAACTTACAGCGCAATTCTTCAGGTGCAAACTTAGAATTTCCAAAGACAAATGTTCCGTGGAGTGTTGCAGCCTCCCCTTTTTTAGGTTCCCAAAAGGGTGCTACCAGCTCAAATGTCCAATGCGAGTCAGCAGGGGCACCCCGTAAAGCGTTGCGCAAGCGTTTGCAAGCGTAGCGAATCAGTGTAGGATCATCTACGACTTTCTTAATATTGCACAATTTCCGATGGAGTGTTTTATTATATGTATCAATTGCGCTAGCAAGACACTCAGGTGTTTTTTCAGAATTTCTTAAGCCAAATTCGGCTTGCCCTACCCACTGAATCCCGTGGAAAATCGGGATTAGTGCGTCCTCATAGCGCTTTTCTTGCAGCAAGTTTTGCATAGTTTGCAAGCAATTTTCTGCCTCATCGAGGCAATCCCAAGCCGATTGGACAGGGTTATCAGTGCGCATGGTTTCCATGGCAAAATCCTTTCGATAGGATCGAGTGATGAAAGATGATGGTGTCCACCTATTAGTAGTTGACACCTCACCTCCCCTCACGGGGATTGATAGGCTAGCTAGATGCTGATATGCCTATCGGTGGGGGCTACAGCTGCTGATGTAGGCCAAAAATCGCGTGGGTGTGCGTTCTCGATGATGCGCTTGACCAGCGGTAATAAATCGAACCGATTACAAATCTCGTGTAGCATAGGGTGGCTCCATGAAAAGTTTTCTACCGTGTGCTCGCGTTCATTCCATAAGTCTAGATAATTAATCCATGCTAGGGGGTGAGCATCAACAACATTAATTTTTAGGAAAATACTATCCGAAAATTCAAGGGTGACCTGGTAGCTATCGTGGGGGGTGCCGTACGTTTTTGCTGGTCGATAGCCAATTTTCACGCTGTAGTAGGTGCTATCTGCCTCGATAGCATCGAGATAGGCGTGTAGCCGGGTGGTATCCATAATAGGAATCTCCAATCGTGTGATGATGGACTGAGGGGTGCACCCCCGTATAGGGGTACTCACCCAACCCACCCCCACAGTAGGGGTGGTGCCGATTATTGATTATCAATCAAATCAGCAGCCATAAGACAACCTAATTGATAGGTAGCAGAGTCGATATAGGCTTGAGCAATTTCTGTGATAGATTCTGCATTATCTCCCCAGTCGATTAGTTCGAGTTGAGAAAATACCTCCCAATGTTCACCAATGAAAACTATCATTTGCGACTCACTGATAGAACGAATCTGTAGCAGATAGTCTACACCTTCATGCATGGCTTGCTGCAAATCTTCTTCCGTGATGGTTTCGTCTTTGAAACAAGATTCAGTAAGGATATCCTTAGCTTCAGATTCGCTGATACCCAGACCCCAAAGTATGTGAAGTGTTTCTGTGCAAAAGTAGTTGTCCCAATCCCATTTTGACGTGTTGGTGATTTTGGTCACAAGTGCCTCAAAATCGGTTTTACTGATAGAAAACTCAGGTAGCATGAGTGCCTCCCTATAGATCGTGAGTGATGGTAGCGACCACCCGCGGGGGGCTGGTCACTCAACCACCCCCGATTGGGGGTGTGGGGATTATTCCCCTTTCACCATACGGTGAATTAGTTTGGTCTGCTGAACAATTACCATTGAGATAATTTTGTCACGGCAATTATTCCATGCATGCAGTGCATGCAGCTGGAAAGCTAAACTTTCGGTGATGTTTTTGTCTTCCAAACGTTCCAGATCTTTCTTAGGATAGCCTAAGTCATCTAGTAGCATGAGTGCTAAATCGCTATCGCTGTGGCGATACTCAAAATCGTATAGCACACTTGCAGCCTCAAGGAACGTATCTAGTTCTTTAGGCCAAATTAGTTTTTTGGGTTCAGGTTGGTTGGTTTGCATGATGAAAATTTCCTTTCTGTGTATGTGATATGGATCATGCGTTTATGTGAGGTCTGTCACCCGTAGCAGTTCCACTATTGAGTTTTCAAATAGCACATCTTCTAAGTCTCTTGCGGTAGCACACTTGATAGTGTCGGCTTTAGCACTCTAACCGCGGGGGGATCTATGAAGATTTTTTTGTTTGTATCAGCTGGTGAGGATCTTTTTTTTTGTTTTTCTCTCTTGCTGATGACTCCACTATACAGCGGGGGATCGAGAGAATGCAAGTTTGAATGTACGTGTTCTACGTCACACATCATTCCCCCTGGTCAGAGTAGGTTTTTGTTACTGCAAGTCCACTACTAAGTTGTGCACAACCGCAGATTTTCGATTCGTTTTTGTCGTTTTTACGATTTTTGTACATCTATAGTGACGAAAAGCGCCACAAAACAGCAGGTCAAAGCACATTTTTGAAAACCCTTGACATACATACATAACATAAAAATCTTGCAAACACGCAGGTCAGAGTATGTTTTTGAACGTTTTTATGTGTTTATGTGACGTAAATGAGCGTAAAACACCAGGTCAGGGGCTATTTTTGTGCGGTTTTATCGCTTTTTAGCCGGCTATAGCATCTAGATGCTGATCTAGCCGCTAGCGCATAGCGGCTAGCACCCCCCGCTAGCCGGATTCTCTATATATATAGCCCCTAGCGGCTAGCTAGGGGCGATTGAGCAGGCGTTTTAGGCCTATCCCTCCCTAGGGCGATTTTCTAGCCCTAGGCCACCCGCTAGCCTAGGGCTTTTTCATCACACTGACGATAAACAAAACCCCTTAGGGTAGCCTCACCTTTGTTTTGGACTGCTATTTACTAGGGGCCAAGTTGTTAATGGGCAGAAAAATATTAGGCTATGGAAAAGATTAGTGGGCAGAAAAGGTTTTGAGGTATGAAGAGTTTGGAGTATCTCATTTTTTACCACTCGACAATGAGGTGGGCAAAATATTTTATGCTGTATATGTGAAGCTAAGGGGAACCTAACTTAGGATAGCCTTAGTAAGGGTGCACTTACTTGAGGGTGAACTTCAACCCTCAACCTCAACCTTAATGTTTGGGGGCAAAACCTTAAAGTTCGACTTGAAGCTTCACATCTGCTACATTCAACGTAACCTTGAAGGTTATGGCTGCAAGTCTGCTACTGGGACCTGTTTTCATGTAGCAAGTGTGCAGCAAATAGCACCTTTGCAGCACGTCGATATCGCCATGAGGTGCCTAGGTGGTCCGTCTGGTCGCCGTCGTGGTCCGAGTCCGTCCGCTCACCCCAGGCGCTCCGCTGGTGACGCGCCTAACCCTCTCGCGGCTGGGCGCAAGCGGTCGGATCTGGTACCCTAGAGGGTATGCAGGAAGGAATAAAGCGAAAACTCCCCTACTTCGATGCGGTAGGCCAACAGATGCCGCTCATCCCAGTTGGAGAAGGCGAGTTCGCAGAGGTAAAGCAGTACATCAGTAATATTAGTGAGCTCATCGCCTCAATGATTAACGAAGTGAACTTCGTTCTCGTATCCGAACATCTCGATGGTTCACACTTTTTCGAGAAGATAGCTATCGGCGATGAGTTCTTGACCAGGCACGGCATTACCGAGCCGATCCTCTCTGGCACCATTAGTGTTGTCCCAATCAAAGTAAGCGAAAACTCTTGGAGTCTGAGCTGGGAATACGACAAGGACAATCGGGTTTCATACAACTTCTGCTACCATCTTGGTGTTATCCATGACCTAAAGCGTGACAACTTGGAAGAGTGGAAAGAGCTCGGGGACTTTATCGACGCTAATAACCTATTCCCGGTCATGGTAGGCTGTGCGTTTCATTGCAGGTTGCCGTTAGACCAGGTGCGAAATGTCCGCCCATAAGTGCGCCCATCTGCATATATAAAGTGCGCCCATATGTCCGCCCATACTAATAGAAAGAACATTATGCTTCCACCAATCTTATACTGTGGTGCAACCGAAAAATTACGATACGTTCTAGACGATGATTGGATCACAGGTATTTTAAGCTATGACTTCGCACTCATCCTAGTTGATGAGATAGAAGTCATTGAAGAAGAACTTAACACCGACACCAAGTATCGAGAAGAGTTCCTCAAGGCAAAGAATATGCAGCGCATTCAATCTTTCGGTTCCATCTGTAACATTCCCGCTGGTAAGAATGAAACAATTGAAATCGGGGTGATCCGGTACGACAGGAGTTCTTGGGGGCTTCAAGCCTACTTTATTATTCCAGAAGAAGACATTGTAGATGAGAGCCTAGAATTTAGCCCGACCGAAGAAGAGTGGGAAGACTTGTTTAAAAGCTTCCCTATTGATGCTAAGTATTCCAAGACTCAGGTAAAAGAAAAAGTCTTTGAGGCAGTACAAGTCATCAATGCCGAAGATAAAAAGCGATTTGTTGAGCAATTCAATCGAACACTTCTTCGCTATCCGGTAAATTGGGAGCACCTAAATGTTTTTCATGACGAAAACTATTGGATGAGAGTAGCATTCAGGAAGACCAATGATAACCGCTGGAGCATTAGCCCTCGCCTAATTATCGCTTTGGAGCGAGTATTACAAGACATAGAGGAAGAAAATAATGAGTGATGAATCAAAAAAGTATCTGAAAGAATCCTTCTCGAATCTAGGTCAAGCCTTGAAAGACGTAGCTGTTGTTTTCAAGGACGCTTACCGCCACATCAAAGGCGAAGACCTGTCCAACGAGTACGCACACCTCATCTTCGAGGTCACCCCTGGCTATCTTGATAACGTAGCAAAAATGTTCGATGTGCCAGAAGAACACAAAGATAAGTGCACTAACTTGTCTATTGTGGTGCCAAAAAGTCAAGAGATAGGTTCTCTCGCCTACATCACTGGTCGGCGCACAAAGGAAGAACTAGACTTTATTCCATCTAAGTTGCACACGGAACTGCGAAACATTCATGAAGCAGGTGCCTTGAAGCTTATTCGGCGGGTAGATTTAGGAATCAACTTTGATCCTAGTACAGGTGAGATGAAATGATGGGGGTTGATTTTAGTGAGTTAGAATTCATGGAAGAACAAGGGGAGATTTCTTCATCTCAGGTAAAGATGTTAAAAGAAGAGGGTAGTAAGTGGTACCGAATAGACACCACTGTTCCTAACGGACACACGTTAGTGAACATGTGGTCTCAAAGGAAACTTCCTGGATGGGAGAACCCAATCTCTTTTCTTGACCTAGAGGATTTAGGCCTGAAGCCGGGGGAAGGAGTGGGACCTTTAGGAAAAAAGACTCCATTTCCCCAATGTGTTCATATTATTCTTGTTGAGAAATGGTTTTGGTTGTTTAAATTTATGATGCCAGGAAGTTTGCGGAAGAAGTATATTGAGCGGGGATATGAGTTCTCCAATTATGTGATGAATAAAGCTGCGCAAAACAGGCTTGACTTTTGGAGTAATCCATTTGATGGAGGGTTTGAAAAGCAGGTAGGAATGTTTGAGATAGTAAATGGAAGGATGCGCTATGTCTTCCCTCTCAAAGGGACTGAATAACCGATTGAAAGCGGAACCTAGGCAGTTCTGCAAGATCGAAAAGATCTTCGTGTACGCTAGCGGGTTTCAGCTTCGCAATAAAGTATTAGCGCAGGTTGAACAAGGAAGAACCCTAAAGCTAGGAAAAGATTTTGACCCGGACCTTGATGATCGTTTCACCTATGCGCTACAAGAAGTGCGGCGCTGGTATGTGCAACATGGCGTGCCTGTTGTATACTCTTTCGTTCAAGATCCTTGGGTGTTTAGGAATGATTGGAATACTCCCCACAAAGAATTAAATTACTACCAAGAAATCTTCCCCTTCAGCAAGAGCCAAAGGGCTATGGTGGTATACAAAGGTCAGTGGTTAGTTCGGGGTTCTGTTAATGTGATTAAACTACACGCGAAGGGTCGTTATGTCACAAATTGATTTTGAAAAAATTACTGAAAAGATTGAAAAGTTTACCCCTTTGTGGTTCGACGAGTTTACTAAAATAAGTAAGCTTGTTGATGAAGCAGAGGGGGAAGGTAAACTTATTAGTATTTATGCCAGTCCTAATACTGTTGACCTTATTAAGGCTGTGATATCTGATGACATAGATAGTCTTATCGCCAATAAGGAAACAAATAATCTAGTCTATGCACTCAGGGCTTTAGAGCGGCTAGGATACGTTCTGGATTACACCAGAAACCACTCTATCTGTCTGAAGCCGCCTAGGCTGTATCGCAATGATTTGTACACTACTTTTCATTGGAGAGATAATGGTATCCCCTCATCCTTTGAGGCGTATATTGTAGTGTCAACCGGCATTGCTTGGCCGCTTATCTCTCTAGGGTACGGTTTACTGAAGCCTGGTCAGCATAAGATCTTTGAAAATAAGGCTTCAATGCGTCCTGGTTATGAGGAGTAGATCATGCAGTTCTTCTTGCCAAAGACTGACCCTGATGTTTGCAAATATCAACCTGATATTATCAGAAGTGAAGGCCCTGATTTTACGTTCCACAACTTTGACGTATTCACAAGTGCTAAGCCGGACTTCAACAACAAAGAGCGAGAAAACAAAGAAATACATATCTACCCTGCCTCACATAACCTAGACCAAATACAAGATTTCTTTTATTGCGGAGGAGATATCGGTGGAAGCAGTCGCCTACAGTTTTTCTTTAATTACTTGAAGCTGTTAGATAAAGGCATGGTTTTTTGGGTTGTTGTTCACGAAGAGTACCGGAAGCCACCCTTTTTCTGGAGACGTCCATGGATAGAAATCAGCTCAGCAGATCATTTCTCTTGCAACTTCAATGCTAATGTTTCGATACCGTATTCCATCAAAGCCGTAACTAAGTGTATAATATAAAGCAAGCTTCCCACATAGAAATGCAGGAAGCCAGATACTGTTTCTCCACATGGAAGATCAGCTACCACAATTATAACAGAAAGGAAGCATGATGTTAACCCCCCGTGACGGGTATTCTTTTGCGGATTTCCAGTATGAAGGGGAAAAGCTTATTGACCAGCGCAAACGTTTTCCCATTACATCTCGCAAACTCAGCAGTAAAGAGACAGAGAGAATCTGCAATGATTTATTCTCTCGCTACCATAAGTACGGTGTCTCTAAAGAAGACATCTCGCAGGTGATTTACTATGCCGAACACCCATGCGGAAACTTCTATCATGAAGGACGTATTACTTTTGGTACCGGAGTAAACATTCATGGAGGAGCGCTTTCTGGAGAAGGAATGCTCTCTAATGTTTCGATGCATCAGACCACTATTAAGGCAAGACGAAGCTCCGAATCAAGCATCGCTTATTTCATCGCCAATTCAGATATCGGCTCTACGATGTTCTTTCTTGAACCAGACTCAGTGATTGTAGACTCTCATGTTGGCTGCTCAACTATTATAAATGGGAAGAATGCTATTCGCTTCGGCACATTAACCTTTGTAACATTAAAAGGTGATAATGAGATTAGCTCAAGCGATATTGAAAACTGTTTAATTGTAGACTCTGACATCCATGCGTCCCGGGTTAAAGGTTTTAGTGAATCACTTATCATAGCGAATGCGGACATTCGTTTTCAGAATGACGTTTTTGAAATCTGTCGATACCATTTAGAAACAAAAAGGAAAAAAGGGGGACTTTTGTATCGGACAAAAGACAAGGGGGTTGCCTTTTCTACCCCGGATTATGGGGTGAAAATTCTTGCAAATAAACATCGTACTTCAAAGATTACTTACTATATTGAGAAGTTATATGAAGGGAGCGGGAAAAAGCGAAATGAGTTAATTACTGGGGCACAAGACTTTATTGAAAAAGTGTTTGATGAGTCACAATAACTTGTAGGGATACATATACATATATATACTGGGGGATATAGAAAGGAAGTGAAACATGACTAACTGGTCTTTCCCCCAGGAAAACCGTCATAAGGCACGAAAGTCTTATGAATGTGATATGTGTGGGTTCATCATTCATCCTGGTGAATATTACCGTCGTTTAGTTGATGTTGACAGAGGGGCATTTGTTACTACACGGTACTGTGATTACTGTGATGTGGGGTTATTTCTTTGGATGGATTACGTTAACTTCCAGTCAGGTGATCTGCTTCCTAACGCTTCAGATTTACAAGAGACTTTAGAGGATTTTCTTTCAGATGATGTTGAAAATTTTCAAGAGGTCCGCAGTTCTGTAGTGGAATGTCTTGCTCGGCTTAACAAGAAACTCGGATGGGATGAATAATGGATTTGCTAGTAGATAATTTTGTACAATCTGCCAAAGAGCGTCTTTGCGGTGTGTGCAATAACCCTATTCCAAGAGATACTTCTCATTGTATTCAAATATGGGTTGATGAAGAAACTGAAACCTACTACATTATGCGGATCTGTCGGGTTTGTGACTATCTTTGTTACGTCGATCGAATCAACAAAGCTTGGTCCCCAGATCCTGGAGCACCAGTAGACCTCCTTGATAAAGAAGTTCTTTTTACAACTCGTTTCAGCTCAAAAGCAATAGAGAACTATCTATCAGATGGGGCTGATAAAAAATCCGAAAACTGGTATTGTGCAGAGTTACAAAGAAGACTCGCATCTAATGTAAGTAATAATAATCAGGATGAATAATGGTACAACTATCAGATAAAATTATTTATAAATCCCGCAAGGAAGCGATTTGTGGTGTCTGTAATATGGTAATGCCAAAAGGCACCCCACAGCGGGTTACAAAATGGATTGACGAAGATGCTTGCTGTTACTGTGTGATGCGGATTTGCCTGTCTTGTGATGGACTGGATTATGTAGATCGGATTAATGACGCCTGGTCTTCAGAAGACGGTGCCCCGCTGGATGGGGGTGGTTACATCAGGTCTGCTGTACGCTTTGATTCAGACGCCATGCAAAACTATCTACTAGATACAGTTTCAGAAGAAACAGATGATCGCTTTCGAGCAGGCCTACGAAGGCGACTTACACTCAACACTGGCAACAACTGGTTAGCCAGTTGGGACAAAAAGGAAGAAGAAAATGAACCAGAAGACAATCAGCTACGCCTATTTTAGGGCTTTAAAAGCACGGTTCCGCAACCGCTATAAGAAGTACAAGAAGCAGTTGCAATACGGCAAGTGTCACCGTCCAATCTCGCTATCATATATTGAAGAGCCGCTGCTTGCTTTAGAAGAGTATTTCCCCTTCTTCCCCCAGCTAGAAGGCGATACGAACCCTCCGCAGAAGGATTACGCGAGCTTTGCTGACGGCGTCGAGAAGATTGGTTTCCCACCCGGCTACAAAGAAGGCGAAGTGGTAGAGCGGATGCGGAAAGCTTTTGATAGCTTGCCCGTTCCCGAAAACAAACCTGAGTAATACAATGTCTCACTCCGACAGCGGCTGGTGCTTACTCAGCACTCTAAAAGAAATTGAGATGATAGAAGACTCTTTCGCTCAGTTAAGGGTTTGTAAGCACCAGAAGAAAGCGATAAAGCTAGCTAGAGATATTTCAAGAATGAATAGCTTTCTTGGACATTGTTATCACTCTCACAATGCTAAGCCTCGGATTTGCGCTCACTGTGAGGAATTGGTTCGTAATTATTCCCAGAACATTGAGTCAAGACTTGCCTGGTGGCATAAAGAATTGGAGTTGAAACCCTATGTCAGATTATGATGAACTTCTTGAAGAAGAGATGGAGCGCCTTTTTGATCTTGCTATTTTACGGGCTGAGGATACTTATTATGAAGACGATCAAATTCTTTCTCCCTTATCCGAAGGGCTTTCAATTTTAAACCTTCTGGTAATGAGAAGGGACAACGCCGAACAGCACATGAAAAGGCCTTACCTTTCTGATGAGAAGCTTGTTCGCATGCTAGAAGAAGCACGACATTCAATTGACACTGCCCTGAGTACACATATCAAAAACCGAAAGGAAGCTGAAGGTAATGTATAATCATGGGTTCCTTGAAAAGGACGAAGAACTCCCTGAGCTGCTTACAATGCATCGCATCAGAAAATTCATAAATAAGCAGTTTCGTGAGACTGAAGAAATGCTTCAAGAAATTCAAGAAGAGCTTTTAGAAGAAAATCATGTTGATTCCTATTCTGAGCTCCCTTTGGATTGGGCGGTAGATATTCTTGAGCGAGTCAGTGATGAATTTTCTCTAGCTGTCAAAGATTTTATTCGTACTCTAGGAATAGAAGAAGAGGAGAAAATAATGAAAACACCAACAGTTAGTCTTAATTCGGTGAAATCGTTTTTTGGCACGACTCAATTTCAAGTAAATTACGAGGTTGGAAAATTGGGGTTAGGCCTGGTGGAAGACGGTCGCTATCCTGATGGAGAAATCCCTGTGGATTGGTTTACCAATTTCATGACCCGAATCAAAGAAGACTTCAGCAAAGCCGTCGATGATTTTGTTGCTGACATGTGCTCTCAAGCAGAGAAAGAGAAGGGAGAGGAATCATGAGTGACCAAGAAGAATGGTTAGGTGAATCAGCTGAATACTGGAAGCAGCATGCTGACAGCGCTCGGCATATGATGAGCTTGGTTGCCAGTCTTGAAAACTTGTTTTCATATCGCTTCTCGCTCACCAGTGGTGGTGACTATTCCGACCTATCCCTTGCTTTAGAAAAATGTGTTTTCGACGAGCTAGGGGACATTGATATCCGCGGGATGCAAGAATATATTGATTCTGTAAAGCCAAAGCTTCGCCTGACAGGTGATTGTCAACATAACAAGAAGGAAGAGCCTACACCTCAAGCTTGCGTGTATCAGTGGCGATTGTCTGATTACATTGAGGTAACAGAGTCTATGATTGCCGCTTCTCGTTTATTTTTAAAGCTAGAGGATCCTATGCTTTTTGGTCGAAAGGACATTATGGACAGGGTTAATGAATATTTGGAAGTGATTGAGAATTTTAAGTGTCTCCCCGCCTTTGAACACACAGATGAGTTCGCTAGAAGGGCAAGGATAAAACTAAATGAAATGGGTTATGAGAATGGGGAGAATTAAATGATTTTGGATATGACATGCGGGTCAAAAAGCACCTGGTTCAACAAGCACCCGGAAGACACCGTGTTTCTGGACAAACGGGTGGAACAACTCACGCTTTGTGATGATCGAGAGATCGAGGTCAAGCCTGATGTACAAGCGGATTTTTGCCACCTCCCTTTTGCTGACAACACTTTCCACCTGGTGCTTTTTGACCCTCCGCACTTAGAGCGGTTAGGTGAAACAAGCTGGATGTATGCGAAATATGGGGCCTTACTGCCTGATTGGCAAGACGTACTAGCACAAGGCTTCTCAGAGGCATTTAGGGTACTCAAACCCAGCTGCGCTTTGATCTTTAAGTGGAACGAGACTCAAATTCCAGTGAAGCAGATTGTTGAGCTTTCCCCGTATCCACCAATGTTCGGACACAGAAGCGGGAAGGCTAGTAAAACCCACTGGCTCAACTTCGTGAAACCAGGGAGTCCAAATGAATAATGAACAGTACGACAAGTTCGTAGAGCTTGCCGAAGAGCAGAAGCGAATTGGCAAAGACTTGGTTCAAGCCGCGGAAAAACTTGACGAGTACATGTCGTATTACCAAGCCACTGGAATTGCTAAACCCTTCGCGGGGATGTTTTATTCTGATAAAGAAAAAGATAATCTCCATACTTTAGGTGTTTATTTCTCTGAAGAAATCTGTAAGCTTCATCAAGCAACTAAAGAAATGAATGATGCTTACTTGAAGATCCGTCTAGACATTCCCGATTTACACCAGTCGGAGCTGAAGGTTTTAAGAAACAAGGCCCTTGATCTTCAAAAAGAAATCGCATCCCAAGAAGCTTTATTGCGGTTGGATAAAAAACAACAGCAACAACAGGTTATTTTAAGCATTTTGTTTTTCATCTCGCTTGGTGGGATTGGTGTGTATTGGGGTTCGGTAGTTATCTGTCTCGCTGTACTGAGTCTATTTCTGCTTTACGGTTCTTGGGTGGTGAAGGAGATTTATTCTCCAGAGAAGAAGCAAAGCCTACGAGACTTAGAGCAAAGCAAGGTAGAGTTACAGAACAACCTCGGTCGGCAAGCAGAGCTCAGTTTGGAGATGTACCAATGTTATCCCCAGAGCTAAACGCCATGTTGACGAGGAAGAGTGATATCCAAGAGCGGATCATTGATCTTCGTGCAGAACGGCGAGCCATTATCTCCTATTATATTTTCCGTTTTAGTTTAGGTGTGCCGGGGCTAATTGGGACAGGACTGCTCACCGTAATCACTGGAAATATAGGGATCATGTTTTTTGGGGTTGTGTTTTGTACGCTCTGGGTAACATGGATTTATTTTGACTCAGGAGACATTCACGGAGAGCTCTTGGACAACATTGAGGCAATGAACCGGAACAAGGGGTTGCTGAAGAAAGTAGAAAATCAGATCGAGGATTGGGTAACGAGATAACATGACTGAACAGAAAAAAGAACTTGAGACTCAGCTTTTGACTCAACTTCGCATACTTACCAGCAACCTTGCACTTGTTTCCGATAAAGCAGATTATCTCAAAAGCTTGAAAATCTCTTTTAGGGATTTTGTTGACCATGCTACTTATTGGCCTATGGATTATGATAGATTAGAAAAGCTAGAATATTGTCGTCGAGATATTCAATTAGCCGCAAATTCGTCTAAGGAAGCATCGGATTATTTTTCCTCCATTATTTATAAGACTAAAGATATAATGTCAGATTTAGAAAAGACAGTGAATAATCTTCCTGAGGTGCAAGAATTAAAAATGAAGCAGGAACTCATGAAAGAGACAAACGAGCTAGAAAAGCGAGAACTAGAGCTCAAGAAATCTATTGTATCTAAGCAGTCCGAGTCCGAGAAGATTAGTAAGGGCTTAAGAAGACTGGTTGGCTTCTCTTCCGTGTTAGTAGTTTCTTTCACCACGGTAGGAATTTTATTTCCATATGTTTGGGTATTGTGCGTCACAACCATCTTTGTGGGGATTATCACATTGTTTATTGGCCTTAATATGCTCTTTGGTCTCCATAAAGACGGTATACTAGATGCTGGAACATTGGAAAAGGATAAAGTTGAACTTGATTGGGTACAAACCAAGAAAGCACAACTATTTTTGGAGTCAAACCAGTGAAAAACGCAGAACAAGAACTCTTCCAACTAGAAGAGGAAGCGATCAAGCTTCAAACCGCAATCGAAAATAAAACCCTTGAACTCAAAGACCTCAAGCGCAAGACCTTGTATGCAGCAATCTTCTACGCCTTCATCGCAGGCGTATGCTTCAGCTCAGCATGGAACCAAACCTCTGACCTCAAAGCCGCGGGGCTCATCGCTTGTGGGGTGCTATTTGTCGGAATGTTCGGCACATGCCTTACCGACCGGAAGGATGAACTCAGCCTCAAGAAAGGTCTGAACCACATTGAAGCGAAACTTCGGCAAAACGAAAAGAAACAAGCCGACCTACTACTAGGGATGTAAAAAATGATTCTCACCATCATCAACATTGCGCTACTATGTGCCACATGTACCCTGTCTTTCCTTTCAGCAAAGATTCTTCGTGACACCTCCTACATCAACGGACGGATTGCTGAACTGGAAAAACTCAAGACTGCATTGGAGAACAAGAATGAGTGATACGTTATCAACGGTAATTTTTGCTTCCCTTGCAGGTCTGTTTGTTATCAATTACTATCTCGCCAAGAAGGATCACCAGAAAAGTGTTCAAGAATATCAAGAAACAGTTCAAGAGCTTCTACGACTTGTTCGTGAATTTGATGCGTCGCACGCCGAAACCGGAAGCGGAAACCCCGAGACATCTTCCTGAATTTCCGGTTGAGAAGTGGATTGCGTCACAATCCCTTATGGCCGCTTGACACCATCCCTCTTCACACTTACAATAAAATCATCTTCTTTCAGAAGAGCCCTGGTAGGTTTACACGTCTTCTACTATCTCCCTTTTCACCCCTTTGTGACGTATAGAGTTCGATTCTCTCTCAGGGCACGGGTTCAACCCCTCGCAGTACAAGTGGCAGTTTCTGTGTATGTGATAGTATAAGCTGAGGTTCAACAACTGAGGCTTAACAAGCCCCCGGTATAGCCGGGGGTTTTGTGTTACCATAATCACTATGACTGAAACCAATCCAGAAATGGAAAAAGCACTAGCTGACGTGCTAAAATTTGTTGATGAGAACACCAAAACCAGTGAGAAAAAACCGTTCTGGCCTGGTGTTATTTTTGCCTTCGTGCTTGTTGCCGTAGGCTATTTGACGTTTGAATCGTGGTTTGCAATAGGACAATATATCCTAGCGTCCGTGGTTCTTTTGCTCTCTATGGCGCCACTTTTAGTTGCAGAAAAGGAATAACATGAAAGAATATCTTCAACTCAATTCCCAGCTTAACCTGGTTGGTTCAGATGGTAAGCCGCAGTTCGAGAAAGACATCGAGGCGCTAGAAAACTATATTGAGACTGAAATAAAACCGCGGGACTACTTCTTGGCTCACGGAATGAACTTGAAGGAAAAGTACAACTACCTCAATGAGAATATGTACATTGATAGCGAGGTGGTATGTAAGTACGGTTCTAAGTTTTTCTTTGATTTAGTCATGGAGATTGAAGAAAAGATTGGTCAGTTCGGGTTCTTTGAAACATTCATGTCGGCATATAAGTTCTATCAGCAATACGCCTTGAAGAGCCGGGACGGCAAATGGTTCTTAGAAAACATTTGTGACCGGATTGTGCTAACAGCTGTCGCTTATTCTAGTAGTGAGGGTCATGCTAAAGATATGGCTCACTATATGGCTCAGAAGCGCTTTCAGCCTGCCACACCTACCTTCCTGAACGCTGGTCGCGTAGCAGGTGGAGAAGCGGTGTCCTGCTATCTTTTGCGAGTAGAAGACAACATGGAGTCGATCGGTGCCGCAATCACCAATTCGCTTCAGCTCTCGAAGCGAGGTGGTGGGGTTGCTTTGTCGCTCACGAACCTTCGTGAAGTCGGCGCTCCCATTCAAGGGATTGAAAACCAGTCCTCTGGGGTTATCCCGGTCATGAAGCTACTGGAAGATGCTTTTTCCTACGCCAACCAGCTTGGTGCTCGCCAAGGCGCAGGAGCGGTGTATCTCAATGCACATCACCCAGATATCCTGAAATTCCTGGATACCAAGCGGGAAAATGCCGATGAAAAGATTCGCATTAAAACTCTGTCGCTCGGTGTCGTGATCCCAGATATCACTTTTGAACTAGCTCAGCGGAACGAAGATATGTATCTGTTCAGTCCGTATGACATCTACAATGTTACGGGTCAGCCGCTCAGTGATTTGTCGGTAACGGAGCACTATTATGAGTGGGTAAAAAATCCCGATATCAAGAAGACGAAGATTAGTGCTCGGCGGCTTTTCCAAACCCTAGCAGAAATCCAATTTGAGTCTGGCTATCCGTATATCCTGTTTGAAGATACCGCCAATAAATATAATTGGTATCCAGAGCAGGGACGAATTAATATGTCGAACCTTTGTTCTGAAATCCTACAGGTAAACTCGGCGTCCCATTACTTTGATAATGGAGACCCCAGTTACACAGGGATGGATATTGCTTGTAACCTTGGATCTTTTAATGTGGCAAAAATGATGGAATGCAAGAGTTTCAAGGACTTCCATCAAACAGTAATGGCTGCGGTCAAGTTCCTCACTAATGTTTCGGAATCTGTCTCTAATAATAATGATTTCCCGGTACGAAGCATTCGCAATGGGGCCGCTCTTACTCGCTCTATTGGTTTGGGGCAGATGAATTTGCATGGATACCTCATTACTCAAGGCATTGAGTACGGTTCTCCAGAAGCAATAGACTTTTTCCGCCGATACATGGCGCTTATTGCCTATTGTGCGGAGTCTGCAACCATGGAAACAGCTAAGCTGACAGGTAAAGTAGCTTCCCGAGCGGATCAGTGGCAGTATCTCGAAAAAATAAGGGCCTATAAGCGAGAAGCATCAAAGCTTCCTCAGGTGGGGCAAGGTACGCCTGAGTGGTTTAAGGAAGATGTGGATAGTCGATTTGAAGAGTTGTTCTATCGGGTTAAAGGTGACTTGTCTGATAATCCAGTAACCAACATGTACTTACAAGCAATTCCGCCGACTGGTTCAATTTCTTATCTCACAAACGCCACCCCTGGTATTCAACCAGCGACAGACATTATCGAGACGCGAAAGGAAGGCAAGACGGGTCGCACATATGTGCCAACCTTTGGTGTAAATAAAGACAACTACCAATCAATTACAACCGCTTACAACCTTGACCAACAGCGAGTAATCGACATGTATGCAGCAGCAACTCCCTGGGTTGACCAGGGGATTTCCGCTGTGTTGTTCTACCCCAACACAGCGACTACCCGAGATGTAGTAAAGAACTACATCTACGCTCACAAACAGGGTCTCAAGACTCTTTACTACATGCGAGTTCGCCAACAAGCGCTTCCTGGCACTGAGGTTGCCGAATGCGTAAGCTGTGTTTTATAACACAGCAAGTTGTCTAGCCCTCAAAGATTTGTATAATGGGGGCATACACATACACAGAAAGGAAGAGGAATGTATCGCTCAAAACAGCGGGTACATTGCGAATATCAAACTGATTTCTTTGATCGACTTGAACATTTTTTTAGCACGTCACAAAAGAAACTCACAATACCCCAAAAAGCTAAGCTTATTACAGCACCTGGCTTCTCCATTGCCACTGCAAAAGACCTGTTGTATTACAAAGGGAAGAAAACTCCATCAACCAATCGAGTAGTAGCATTAATGAATGCTACTCAAATGGATTTTGAAGAAGTAGTCTCCTACACGTACCATGCCAATCCTCGGATTCAAGTCAATGAATCCAATGAACCCAAAATAGTCCCTATGTATCAACCAGGGGGTAAATACTGTGCGTTTCGCTCTTGGGTGTTCCCATATCTTCGCCGGAATCTCCGCTATGCGAATTGGGAAGTGTTTACTCGAATTGTCGGATTTGACTACAACTCGGTAAAAGAACCTGAACAGCGAGTACCAATCTTGGAATCAGCAATCTATATTCTTGAATTACTGAAGAAGATTGGCGTGAAAAACGTCAAATTCCAAGACATTCTTGTCATGGAACAACCTGCTTTACCTAGCGTAAAGGTAAGCTAGAAAGGAAGAAGAAATGGCTTTTACAGCCGTAGACTGGAACAACCTCAAGGATCAACTTGACCTTGATGTTTGGAATCGAATGACTGGCAACTTCTGGTTGCCAGAAAAAATCCCGCTCAGTAATGACTTGCCCTCATGGAGTACCGTTCCGCGGGAAGAGCAGCTAGCGCTAGAGCGTGCCTTCGCGGGGCTCACTGTGCTAGATACCATTCAGAGCGAGGTAGGCGCACACGCGGTTGGGACTTATGCGCACAGTCACCATGAAGAGGCCTGTATGGCGTTCATTGGTGGCATGGAAGCGATTCATGCGCGTTCCTACAGTTCGATCTTTACGACGCTGAACAGCACTGAGCAGATCGAAGCTGCGTTTGAGTTTGCACACACTAATGCGAACCTTCAGGCTCAAGCACGAAGCATTGTTGAATACTACAAATCTCATACGGGGGATTTAGAGAGTCGGGAATTTTTCTGCCGAACCGCAAGCGTATTCCTAGAAAGCTTCTTGTTCTACTCAGGTTTCTATCCGGCTTTGCGTCTTTGTGCAGAGGGGAAGTGTACAAATACCGCAGACATCATCCGGCTTATCATGCGTGACGAAGGAATCCACGGCTTCTACATTGGTCTGCGTGCCAAAGCCCTTTTTGACACCTTGCCGCAAGATCGGCAAGAGCTGCTTGCTGGACGTGCGCTTTTGTTTGTCCGTAAGCTCTATGAGCTTCAGGTTGATTATGTGCATGACCTATATGCTGACACCACGTGGGAAGAAGATGCACTAAAGTACTCCGCTTATAACGCAAATAAAGCCCTCACTAACTTAGGGCTTCCTGTCGAGTTTAAGCCCGAAGAGGTAGATGTATCACCCGCCATTTTGGCTCAGATGACGCTGGAAACCAATGAGACCCATGACTTCTTCTCTGGATCCGGTTCTTCATATATTCTCGCTAAAACGGAGGAGTTGAGCGATGACGACTGGAGCTGATAATCCTAATGTCTTGAAAGGGAAAGAGCTAGAGATTATCCCTTGGGAAGGACAGAAAGTGATCCTTCACAATTTAGCGCACACCGCAGCGGTAAAAGATATGAAAGCCCGCGGGTTTCTCTGGCAAGAGAAGAAAGAAGATGGAACTCCCTTCTACTATTTTGATTTTGCCTATGGCACCGAAGAGATCTTTGTAAGCGTTTTGCAAGGGTTAGGCTTCACTAAGTGGCGGAGGGAGAAATAACATGTTAGCCCCGTTTCAAAAGGACGGGGTGTCTTTTTTAACCCAGCATCAAGGCGGGTTACTCGCTGACCAGCCGGGGACAGGAAAGACACTCCAGATGATTGAAACTATAAAGAGCTTGGTAACGCAAGGTAACATCCTGGTTTTGGCACCAATGGTGGCGGCTCACGTTTCATGGCCGGAAGAGCTTGCTAAGTGGACAGATGATGAGGTTATCATCATTAAAGGCGGGAAAGCCACAAAGGAGAAGCTCTTAAGTAAGGTTATCATCTCCCCCCCACAAGGACGTCGGTGGATTGTCGCCAATTTTGAAACAGCGAGGGTCCGATATTTCCGGGGTGATCCTAAGACAGGAACGAAGCCTAAGTATGAGGAACACTTCAAAGATCTGTTTCAGATCTCCCTTCAGGCACTCATTATTGACGAGTCGCATTTAGTTTTGCCAACTGATAAGACCAAGCTTTACAAGCAGACCTTAGTACGTCGTGGCATTATGATGCTTGGAAAGAAAACCTCCTATCGGTTTGCTATGTCTGGGACTCCCTTTCGTGGAAAGTTAGAGAACCTTTGGGGCACCCTAGACTTTCTATCCAATTCAGAGATTGAAGCTTATTGGACTTGGGTCAACAGGTGGTTTATTACCAGGCCAAAAGAGATTTATACAAAGTCAAGAGTTGTTCAGCAAACTGAGATCTTAGGGCTAAATCCACTGCTGAAGGAAGATTTTTCCAAACAATTAGAACCCATCATGATTCGCCGAAAGAAGCTTGATGTGTTCCCAGAGCTTCCGCCGAAGCGATATGCCGGTTCTACTCATCATGGCGTTGTCGGACACTGGATTGATCTAACGCCGAAACAGAAGAGCTTTTATAAGCAGATGAAAGAGTTGGCTTTGACAAGGCTCGCTTCTGGCACGCTCATTGCTCAAGGGGTTCTTGCTGAGCTTACGCGGCTGAAACAATTTGCTAGTGTTTCTGGTGATGTTCATCACATTCAGAGGGAGTTAGTATTTACCCCCGCTCTCCCATCAAACAAATTTGATTGGTTTGTTGACTTTCTTACAGAACGAGGGATCATTGACCAACCGGAGGCCAAATCACAAGAAGACAGCAAAGTAGTTGTTGCCAGCCAGTTCAGTCAGGTGCTTGATCTTTTTGAGCAGACTTTACTAGACAAGTACGACGTTTCATGTTGGAAGATTACCGGAGAGGTTTCATCAGCTAAGCGTGCGGAAGCAGTAGAAGACTTCCAAAAAGAGTCAGCAGGAAAGCGAATCATGCTACTGAACACTAAGTCAGGCGGTGTCGCACTTACGCTTGATCGTGCCGATGAACTGGTAATTTTGGATGAGACCTTTATCCCAGACGATCAGGAGCAGGTGGAAGATCGTATCCACCGGGTGAGCCGAATCCATAATGTGATTGTGCATTACGTTCGCTCAAAAGGGACGATCGAGGAAACCATAGCAAAGAAAGTCCAAAAGCGGGAAGAGCTGCAAAAACAAATCCTAGATGGGAGCTATGATGCCAAACAATTACTTACCTAAAACTGTATCCCACTCATCAAAACGGCGGTTTAAAGAGTGTCCCTGGTCTTATTTCCAGCGGTATGTAAACGGGATTGAGTCTATTTACAAGAACCAACTTCCGCTTTTCTTTGGTTCTGGAATCCATAAGGCACTAGAGAAGTGGTACATTCCAGGGTCGGATCGAGGAATGCACCCCGTTGACGGGTGGGTGAGTTTCTTCACCTCTCAGGCAGAAAACCCTGAGTACACAGAGCTTTTCCGAGATCAAGAGAAAATGAATCAGCAGCTTGACCTTGGCGTTAACATGCTTGAAGGTTACTTGCATCATTGGGGTGAAGATCGGTACATCCATGTCATCGCCAATGAGCAGCGGTTTAAGTGGGGTATTCCCTATGTGGGGCCGAATAATCAGCAACTACAACGAGACCTTATCGGCGCTGTAGACCTGGTGTATCAAGACATGGATAACGCTGGTCGCTTCACAGTGATGGAGCACAAAACAGCTTCAAAACTAGGAAGCGAGAACACCCAATATCTTCCGCTTGATGAGCAGGCAACCTTGTATCTCGCAGTTGTGACAAAAATGTTTCGTGACCAGGGGATTTTACGTCCAGATGAGTTTGTCCAAGTGATCGTATATAATTATTTACGAAAAGAAGCGCAAGATCTTTCAGGCGTTGACGATAAGGGTGTAGCGCACAAGAAACCAGAAAGGAAGCATTATGAAAAAGAATTACTTGGTGTCCCCTGGTTAACAGAGGAAAAGATCAAGGGTTCGTCACTTGCAGAGCTAAAGAGTTTAGCTGAAGAGCATGAGGTAATTGTTTACGGTGACCCAAAGAAGGTGCAGCCGTCCCCTCGCTTTGTACGTAAAACAACGTCGCGGACGAAGCAAGAAATCAAAGACTTCATTTATCGGCTGCAAAGCGATTTAACGCTCATGCGGTATATTGAGGAAGGTATTTTAGCTCCCACAAAGTCGCCAAGTAGTGCTTGTTGTCGGTGTGAGCTTCGAGAGCTTTGTAAGCTTGATGAGCAAGGAAGAATGGATATGAAAAAGTTACCAAATCTTTATAAAAGGCGGTGGTGATGGAACGGAAATGCATTTATATTGACTGGGATAATTCATCTCGAAGATTTGTTGATGATACCTATTTCCCCTATTGTGTTGTACTCTTCTACGATTCCACAAAGAATATTCTGGCAGAGGAAAATCTATTCTGTTGGGTCGGAAAGGTCGGCACCGATAACTATTACATGAAGTCTCAAGAGTTAGTGGCGAAAGATATTGTCGCCTGGCTTCATGAACGGGGATATCAGGTAGATGTTAAGGGGCCGGAGTCAGAAGAGGTAAGAACAGTAATGATGCAATACGAGGTAGTTGTTTATGAGCGATCCCTTCCTTGATAGCCTAGAGACAGCGGAGTCTGTAAGCGAAAAGGTTAACATCTTGGTATATGGTCCCCCCGCTGTTGGCAAGACTTTTTTCGCTGGTAGTGGGGCTAATGATGGTGAAAAAGTTTTAATTTTATCCATTGAGAACGGTCTTAACGCGATTAGCCGACCAGGGAATAAAACAAAAATTAAGCGCATAGATTCGTACCCTAAGCTTTTGAAGGCTGTGAAGTGGGTACAAGAAAATCCTTATGTTTTTGATTGGGTTATTGTGGATTCGCTTTCTCGCGTGCAGTCGAAGCTTATTTGGCCATGGATTGCCGATAACCGTAAAGCGAATCGGGACAAGCTTAATCGAGAGCTTCAAGAATATAACACCGCATTTCTTCACACCGAAAAGCTTATTGATGACCTTTGCTATAGCAAGGCGAATGTTATTTTCTTGGCTACAGACACATCTTTGAAAGAAGACTCTCGGATCATTTGTCCTGACATTGATGGTCGCAAGGGGAAGATGCCAGATTATCTTATGGGACGCATGGATCTTGCGTTCTATGTTTCTATCACACAAAATAACCAAGGAGAAATCATACGAAAGTTTGATAGTACTCCTCATGAGTTCATACGAACTCAAGATAAGCTGGGAATTTACCCTAAACCTGTGGCAAATCTCACACTTGAACGACTCACAAATGACATGCAAGCTAAGTATGGAGTAAAATAGAAAAATGCTGAAATTCAACATCCCTAACACCCGTCCTTCTCTAGAGGATATCAAGAAGGCTCGGGAAAATACTGGTGGCTATAGTGGCCCCACCCCTCAGCCTGGCAAATATGATACGCGGCTTGTTCAGCTGAACCTCACTGAATCTCGCTCAGGCAACCTGATGTTCAAAGCTCGGCTTGCGATTGAAGATTATGAATCTCAAGGCGCATATAAGGGTTTTGTTTTTACTCACTATGTAGTGATCCCTTATGACCCATCTGCAAGTGGTTTCTCTCTTCAGCTTAATAATCTTGATGACTTTATGAAGGCCATTAGCTTTGGAAAAGACAAAGCTGACGAATGCTATATCGCTTTAGCAAATAGCGATTATGTAGCTAGTGAAAACAGTGAAACCGACGGTCAGCTTTCCGAGTTCGCGGGGAATAAAATCGGTGATTTCATCAAGGTAGTGGTTGTTTCTGGCCTTCAGGACGACACCCGAGACCCAGAAAAACAATGGGCACGAGTGAAATACATTGATGTTGCTGCAACCAAGGCTCTGCAAGACGGTAATCCGCCTGAAGCAGACGGTTTTGAAAACCTTGGTGACATGGAGTTGATGTAACTGTGGTGGAAGTTGATATTTATTCTCTGCCTCGCTGTAAGCAATGTGATAATGCCAAGCGCTTTATCAAAAATTATCAAGGGGAATTAAAGGTTTCTGATCGAGGCTTCTTATCAAATTACCCTGATTTAATAGCCTCACAACGGATTCAGCAAGCCCCTTATATTGCAATCCGCCACCTTGGTAGTGGGAACACATATAATCTTACCGGCTTTGACCAGGAAAAACTGGAATACGCGCTCTCAGACGGCGATGACCAGGCTTGGTAGTTTGTAAGATGAACATAATAATGTTATAATATTGTTGTACTCACTAGCTAATCTTTTTCCTTCCTTTCTGAAAAGCTAGTGAGTCTTCATTTTTGGAGTCAAAATGGATTTCGTATCACTTCATGGACACACCTCTTTCAGCTTCGGTGATGGACACGGCACACCCGAAGAACACGTCAAGCGAGTAAAAGAGCTAGGTATGTCAGCACTAGCTGTGACTGAACATGGCAATGTTTCCAGCCATGTGCAGCTGGAGAAAGCCTGTAAAAAACACGGAATCAAACCCATCTTTGGCGTAGAAGCTTATGTAGCTCCGCCAAATGAAAAGCATAAGTTCCACCAAACAATCCTTGCTATGACCCAGCAAGGCTATCGACAACTCAATGAATTAGTCACCCGCTCTTACCATGCAGGTTTTTATTTCAAACCAACTATGCATCCTGAATGGTTGCTAGATAGAAAACTCACTTCTGACCTTATTGTGTTTTCTGGCTGTGCTGATTCATGGCTCTCTTGCACCCTAGCAGGAGGGAAAAGTGTTATAGACGTTCCCCGCTTAGATAACTTGGCTAATCCCACGGAAGCGGATAAACAGATGTACCTTAGCCGATACCCACTTGGTGTTGAATTAGCGAAGCGATTTCAAGAATGTTATAGTGACCGATACTATATTGAGCTTCAGCCATTCTCGTTCTATATGCGCACTCGGGTACTCAATTCAATGAATGTGCGGATCGGAAAAGAACTAGGTATTCCGCTTGTGGCCACAAGTGATGTGCACTATCCGCTCCCTAGTGATTGGGAAACCCAGGTGTACCTCAACGCTATTGCATGGAACCAGACCCCTAGCAAGCTCACAGAGCGACGAAACTATGAGCGGGACCCACAAGCCTATCCACGTTCAGAAAAAGAGCTATATAGCCGCCTGGTCGCTGCTGCTGTGCCACCTGCCGTGGCCAGAGAAGCAATAATGATTACTCCCCGTATTGCTGAGCGATGCAGCGTTACCTTACCGAAGAATGATCCTATCAGGTTTCAGACGGGCTGGACAGATGAACAAGCGGAGGTCCGGCTCATCAAGGAACTACAAAACGGTCTGCTCCGACGAGTAAGTCAATCAGAGACTTTCACTACTCACTACAAAGAAAACAAACAGGCCTATATCAATCGCATCAAGAAAGAGTTTGCGGTTATCAAGGAAAAAGGCTTCTGTGATTACTTCCTTATTAATCAAGATGTAATTAATTGGGCCAAGAAGGAAGGCATTGTGGTTGGACCCGCACGTGGATCAGCCGCCGGGTCGCTGGTTTGTTACCTTCTTGGGATCACAGAGATTAATCCAATGATGTTCCCGCAAATGCTTTTTGAGCGCTTCCTTGACCCCGGACGCGAAGACGCACCTGATATTGATACCGATTATGAAGATGCAAAACGAGATAAGGTTTTTGAATATGCACGGTCCCGGTATGGGAATGAAAATGTTGGGAATATTGGTAATTT